ATTTTCAATATTATTATTTCAGGCACAGAAGATGATGTGATTAGTTATATTGAAACGTTTAAAGAAAAGTTTTTTGGTTTGAATATGGAGTCTATTGCCTTTCCAAGGTCGGTGAATGGACTTAAGAAATATAAGGATCCGGCGGCAGTTTATAAAAAAGGTACACCAATTCATGTGAAAGGTTCTTTGATTTATAATCATATGCTTAGATCCAATAAATTAACTAAAAAATATTCAGTTATACAAGAGGGTGAGAAGATTAAGTTTGCCTATCTCAGAGATCCAAATCCTGCAGGTGATAAAGTAATTTCTATAACAAATAGTTTACCTAAAGAGTTTGAGTTAGAGAAATATATAGATTATGACACACAATTTGAAAAAGCATTTTTAGAACCATTAAAAGGAGTATTGGATGTAATTGGCTGGGACACCGAAAAACGTTCTAGTCTTGACAATTTCTTTATATAGTGTATAATAGGAGTAAATATGGCAGGAAGTATAATGGTACGATATGCAAAGAAGACCTACAAACAAATGGTTAAAGAGCGTTCAGGGTCTCATGCACAAATGAAAAACTTAAATCATTCAGTAGATATTGATCCAGATTCAATTAGTTATATGACTTTTGATAATATGAAAGACGCATACAAATTTGCAAGTGGTCAACAAGAACAAGGCTATCATATTATTGAGGTACGAAATGACAACAAATACTGATTACGGCGGTTGGCTCACAGAAGATTTGGAAGATTTAGTAACAGAGTTATATACTGAAAGAGGGCATGTTGAATCTTATTCTGAAAGAGCAGAGTTGAATATACAAATACAAGAACTTAAAAAGGAACTTAGTACAAGGAAAAAACATGAGTGATTATTTAGATAATTTATTAAAAGCGACAGGTAATGAATTTGCAACAAAAGTTTCGGATGGAGTTGAAGCCGGTGATGTTACTGGACATGTAGATACAGGAAGTTATATTTTAAACGCATTAGTTTCAGGAGATATTTATGGAGGAATTCCGTCAAACAAAATTACAGCTCTGGCAGGAGAAACTGCAACTGGAAAAACATTCTTTGCATTGGGTATGGTCAAACAGTTTCTTGCAGATAATCCTAGCGGCGGTGTTTTGTATTTTGAGTCTGAATCCGCATTAACAAAAGATATGATTGAGGAAAGAGGAATCGATTCAAAACGAATGATAATTCTTCCTGTTACTACGATTCAAGAATTTACACATCAAGCAGTTAAAGTAGTAGAAAATCATACAGAAGACAAACCTATAATGATGGTCCTAGATTCTCTCGGAATGTTATCGACAACAAAAGAAGTTACTGACATTACCGATGGTAAAGAGACAAAGGACATGACGCGAGCACAACTTGTCAAAGGGTGTTTCAGAGTCTTGACACTCAAGTTAGGTAAAGCGGGAATTCCTTTACTTGTGACAAATCATACATACAAACAAGTCGGCACAATGTTCCCAACTGATGTAATGGGTGGTGGTTCTGGATTACAATATGCGGCATCTACAATCATTTTTCTTTCTAAACGAAAAGAGAAAGAAGGAACAGATGTTGTTGGTAATGTAATACATTGTAAAAATTTCAAGTCGAGATTGACTAAAGAGAATAAAAGAGTCGATGTTCTTTTGCGATATGATCAAGGTTTGAACAGATATTATGGACTACTTGAATTAGCCGAAAAGTATGATATACTAAAGAAAGTATCAACAAGGTTTGAAATGCCAGATGGCACAAAAGTATTTGGAAAACAAATATTAAATGATCCAGAAAAATATTTTACTGATGATATTATGAAAGCATTAAACGAGGCCGCAAAAAAAGAATTTTTATATGGTGGCTTTGATGAAGAAAGTGAGGTAAAGGATGATGAGTGATGCATTATATAAAGAATGTACTAATCCAAATGATCCAAAAGATAACTCATTATGTGTATTAGTAAGAGACAATTCACCATTTGATGGTGCAATAGTTAGATATACTTCATTTAAATTGGTAGAACAAGAATTAGATGGTAATGATATAGCTTGTCAATATGAATATGATATTGAGGTGCCTCCACATGATTTAGGTCATGAAATTTCAGAAGAAGATGGACAGGCATTTGAAAAACGATTAGGTGAATGGGTAATAGAAATTTTACAACGACAAATGGACAAACATGCAGCAGCGGATAGAAACAATAATACTTAAAAATCTGATTCATAATGAAGAGTATTCTCGGAAGGTTATACCCTTTCTTAGTAAAGAATATTTTGTTGAACATACAGATAAATTATTATATACAGAAATTAACAAGTTTATCGAAAAGTATAATAATTTACCCACCAAAGAGGCATTAATAATTGAATTAGATAATACAACATTAAAAGATGAAGAATTTGAAAATGTAACAGAATTATTAACTTATCTAGAGGGACAAAATGATGAGAAATCGGACATTCAATGGTTATTGGAGTCAACAGAGAAATTCTGTCAAGACAAAGCAATCTACAACGCCGTTGTCAGCTCAATTAAAATATTGGATGAACCCGAAAAATCTAACGCTGACAAGGGTGCTATTCCTGAGTTGCTTACCGATGCTCTTTCTGTTAGCTTTGATCCTCATGTTGGGCATGATTATCTTTTGGACTCTGATGATCGGTATGATTTCTATCACAAGATTGAAAAAAAGATTCCCTTTGACCTTGATTACTTCAACAAAATAACACAAGGTGGACTCTCTTCTAAAACTTTAAATGTAGCTCTTGCCGGAACAGGTGTTGGTAAATCATTGTTTATGTGTCATGTTGGTGCGAGTGCCTTATCACAAGGTAATAATGTTTTGTATATTACACTTGAAATGGCAGAGGAACGAATCGCAGAACGTATTGATGCAAACTTGTTGAATATCAGATTAGATGATTTAGTAAGTTTACCTAAAAAGATGTATGAAAAGAAAATAAATGATCTTAAAGAGACTGTCAAGGGTAGATTGATTATTAAAGAATATCCTACGGCCGCGGCGAGTACAAATCACTTTAGAGCATTATTGAATGAATTAAATCTCAAAAGAAACTTTAAACCAGACTTAATTCTTGTTGATTATATTAATATATGTTCTTCTGCGAGAATCCGACCAGGACAATACACCAATTCTTACAGTTATATTAAATCGATAGCAGAAGAACTTAGAGGATTGGCAGTCGAGAATGATGTTCCCATTTTATCGGCAACCCAAACGAATAGACAAGGATTTCAAAATACAGATGTTGGTCTTGAAGATACTAGTGAAAGTTTTGGATTACCCGCAACAGCAGACTTCATGTTTGCGATTATTAGTAATGAAAACTTGGAAGAAGCTGGACAAATTTTAATCAAACAATTAAAAAATCGATATAGCGATCCTACCTCAAATAAGAAGTTTTTAGTAGGTGTAGATAGAGCAAAGATGAGACTTTCAGATTTAGGAGAACAATCTCAGTCTGGATTAGTCGATACTGGAAAAGAAGAAAAAAACGATGTTCCATTATTTGATGCATCTACTGGTGGTAGAATGAAGAGCAAGAAAGATTTTGGAGAGTTTAAGTTTGAGTGATGATAAAATTGTAAATTTAGAAGAATATAGAAAAGAAAGAAATAAAGGCACACCTATTCCCACCCTCAAGGCGTTCCAGCCTGGTCATTATTACATTTATCCTGAATTTGGAATGATGATACATATATTATTTACTACATTTGATAGTCTACATTATGATAACGAAGAAGTTTACATAATGGAAGATCAATTTGGCAATTTCTTTGCAGAATTAGTCAAGGAAGATACTTGTGATGGCTGGCACGAACTACATAAAGATGTATTTATAAAAGCTATTGAAAATCAAGGACCTACGGATCCAACGGAACCGAAGGCTGGATGATCCGGTATTATAAATATATCAGTAAATTGTTTTAAATTTTAGGAGAAATTGATGAAATCATTTAAGAATCATATTAGTGAAGCACGGATATATGAGCCAAAATATAAAGCGGGGTTTGAATTTACACTAAATGAAAGAACGCCAAATGCTGTTCATATAGCATTAGGCAATTATATTCCTGGAGATCCATTTAAGAAATCTGATAAAGAAGCAACGAAAGAATATGGTGACCCGAACGGCAAAGACTTCATTTCCGTTACATTAGAAGATAAAACAGGTCAAATTATAAAAATTTGGGGGTCTGAATCTGCGTTGAGTAATGCATTTAATAAAGGATCTTCTGCTACTGGTGGTAAAATGTTTGCTGCAGATTGGGAAGAGGTTATTACTATAGCTCACAATATGGGAGGCACAGAATCTTCAGGCCCCACAATGGATGAAGCCGCAAAACTTGGAGGCATTAAATTACCTATCAAAAAGAAAATTATAGATAAAGTAAACACCCCAAATCTGGCTTCCGGAATGCTTGCAGGAGTCAACTTACCCTCTAACACACCAATGATACATTTTGGTAGAAAGACGGGAGCACCATCTAAATTGTGGTCAAATACTTTTGAAGAGATTGGCATTCCGATGAATTCTAAGAGTATGACTCCTAAAACTGATATGAAGGTTGGAAAGATGCATATTTCGTTGAAAAAGGCTGGTGGTTCTCAATTAATGAGCGGATTTAAAGGTGATACATTGGGTGTTATAATGGCGGCATATAATAAAGCTATGAAAGAGAAATCAGGAAGTAACGCAGACATGAAACGATTAGGTGATGGTTTGAAAGGAATGCGTGGTGCTGTAATAAATAATTTTCAAGATACACAAGATGTTGCTGGTGGCGCTAGAGATATTAGAAAGAAAGTGAAAGAAGGAGGGACTTTAGATAAAATAGAAAAAGCAGCATGGAAAACAATTCAAGATGGAGATGTTGCACAGGATATTATTCGAGACATTCTTGATAACAGCCCGCGAGTAAAATATTTTGCTGTAGAAGAAGCTATGACAGGAAATATGAAATTTTCAGATGCAGATCCACGATCTAATTATTTAATGGTATTTAATCCCGATCCTGTGCCAGCCACAGCTCACATGGATAAAATAGAACCGGGAATAATTCAAACATATGCTAATAAAGTAACTTGGTCGGTTGGACTTAAATCATCAAAGAAGAGAGGTGCACTTTCATTACGAGCTATTATTGCTGATGAATACGAACCTACATTTACGATGAAACAAATTATTTCAGAAGCATGGGAAGAAATAGGAGAAGATAGAATATATTTAGCTGAAGGGTTCTGGAGTAAGGCAAAAGATAAAGCGGTTGGAGTTGTTGATTGGGCAAAAACAAAAGGACTTAAAGTATTAGAAATGCTTTGGAATAAAATTGTTAGTAAAATAATGGCACTGCTAGTGCAAGGTTGGGTGTGGGTTCAGAGAATTTTTGGATGGCAACCAGTATTACAATCAATAGCTAACCCATATTTTGTCTAATGTTTAGATTCTCTAACTTTTTAACAGAAGCAAAAAACCTTCACATGGAACACCTTGAAGATGAGGTGTTAAACAATGGAGTGCCAGGAGCAAGGGGTGCAATAAACTTCCTTCAAGGATTGAGGGATATGTTAGCAGGAAACTCTGATTCCTCTGTAGATGTTACAGTAAAATGGGATGGGGCTCCGGCAGTATTCGCAGGAATCAATCCAGAGAATGATAGATTTTTCGTAGGAACAAAGGGTGTATTCGCAAAGAACGCAAAGATAAATTACACCAATGAAGATATAGATAGTAATCACTCTGGTGGACTAGCATCTAAACTGAAAGTCGCATTAAAAGAGTTATCCAAAGTAAACATACAAGGTGTTTTACAGGGTGACATGATGTATACACATGAAGATATACAACGAGAAACGATTGATGGAGAACCATACATTACGTTTCAACCTAATACAATCGTTTATGCAATACCAGTAAAATCGAAGTTGGCGGCGAAAATCCTGTCCTCTAATATGGGAATCGTATGGCATACCACGTATAGTGGTGATACGATGGAGGACATGACCGCCTCTTTTGGTGTTTCTAGTGGAGCATTTACAGAAAGTAGTTCAACTTGGCAAGCAGACGCATCATTTAGAGATACTTCTGGAAGTTCTACTATGACCAAGACAGAAACAGACCAAGTTACCAAAATATTAAGTGAAGCTGGAAAGTTGTTCAGACAGATAGACTCTAATACTCTAGGCATGGTCGCAGGAGATCCAACTCCCAAAGAATTGATAAAGACTTATAATAATAAAATGGTAAGAGAAGGTCAAAAGATTACAAACGTAAAAAGACATACCGCAGGAGTGATCAAGTTTGTATATGACAAATTGAAGGCAGATGTAGA